GTTCCAAAATTCTCTTCTAAATTGTATTGTTTGCTTAATAAAGGCCCTTGATCAAAAGGCTGACCCTGACTTAAAGGCCACCTGAATATATCATCCATCTCCTCCCCCCTTCCATGCACCCTTCCCTAATTCCTAAAAAGGTCTCCCGTGGAGGCAACCCTTAAATAATAATGAGCAGTCCATTCACTTCGGCCCTTATCATCCATACCGATATTATAGGGGGCAGATGCCACAAATACGGCATTGACCATTGCCCCATTATCAATAAAACTTTCCCCACCAAAACCGGCAAGGCTTTTATGGATAGACATGATTTTGTTTCTTGCTTCGGTATTTATCACATTTCGGACTATGATTTGTACGCCAAATTGATCCACGGATAAAGCATTAGATTCCTCTATCACCGGGGCGGACGTATCATACACCGTTATACAATCACTAGGGGAGGCCGGTTGAAAGTTCAAAAAAAGATCCGTGTTTTTGGTTCCATGGTTTAAAGATGCAAGATATAAAGCTAATTCTTCTGCTATCATTTCAACACTCCCCCCAACTCTATTTGGAGGGCCTTTGTTAAAGTGGGGGAAATTAGTTGGTTATAGGGGTCTCTTAAATAAAACCGTTTCCTGCCCTTTTGAAAACTAGCACTATTTTCATGCCATCGCAAAGCATAAGGCACTATAGGATGCCCAGTACCTAATCCCCCACCAAAACATATTACCCCCTGGGGGGATCCATCGGGGGCCATTAAAACCATACCGGAAAGCATTAAAGTACCTTCATCATGAGGAACCTGTTGACGTGCAGCTTCTAAAATCACATAACAGGTTTTTTGGACAGCTTCCCGGGATGCCCCGTTTACCGCTTTCAAAAGCTGGGGGCCTTTCCAATTTTTCCAACCACCTTTAGCCATAGGTAATCATCCTTTTTACTTTACCGATATTTCATAATGGTGGGTTTTGCCTGTACGAGGGTCATCTATTGGGTCGATTCGTATAACTTCCATACCCTTCCGCTGGTATGGGGCAGTCTGATCTATCAGCCAATGTTCATGGGCAACATCTATCTGAACATTACTGGGCAGGAATACCGTTGCAGAAGCGGTAACATCCTCCCCCTGTAAACCAGCCACAATCCTTTTTCCGTATTCCACAAACCCGTTTGTCCTGAAATGGGTTACATCTGAAAAGGATCCCTGCCAATCCCGTGCCCGTTTACGTACTTTAAGTTTATGCGTCATTAGCCTGCCGAAAGAGGGCATCATTTTGTTTTAACCCCCCGTATAACAATACCGGAACTAGCCAAAACTGCATCTGCAAGGCCCATCCTTTCTGGTATCAATTGTCCTTTTTGCCCATGTTCAGTGACGGAAAACCTGCCCAATGAGATGCTTGCTGCAGAAGGAGAAACATCCCCGTTATCATAAAGGAAAGATACCATTTGCGCAACCCATTCCTTTACGGCGTTTTTACGGTATTCAGGTAATCTATCCATATCTAGTTTCCAACCATCCCGGCCTACAGAATGGTTACCAATACGGGCATCCAGTAACAAACAAGCCCGTTTTATACGCTCCTCAGTAGCTTCTAGTCGATAACGGAAGGTTATATCCGAATATTCCTCCGGGGATATATACATAATTTATCCACCCTCTTTAAGCCGTTGGATCAGCTCGTCCCTGCTGCCATTAGCAGGAATATCCTTTTTTTTGCACAATTCCTGTATTTCCCGGTAAGGTAAATTCTCAATCCCTTCCTGTTCTTGATCATCTTTGTTTGGCGTGGATCTTGTCATTGTTTGCGGTACGGAGTGGTCAGTTTGCGGTTCTGGAGGTTGTTGCGTTTCTTTTATAGGGGATATTAATACAGTAGGGATAACGGCATTGACACGGATAAATGCACGGGCGTGTTTTCTATCCATGTTTACAACATCCCCTATTTCCCGTAATTTACCTTTATAATATCTTCGTTTCTTAAAAGTAACTTCCATATTAATTATCACCACCGAAAAAAAGAATTAAAGGGGATAATATATAATCATCCCCTTTTTTATTAACTACCGGGCGTTCCCAAAATAGCGAACGGGTAACGCTCATCCTCATCCATCTGAAGGCGGTTGATTGGATTCGGTACCTGCCAAGCAAGACGCATTACCGCACGGATACCAACCATATCCATCTGAGGCAGGTTATAAAGGATGTTACCGGTGAGCGGATCTTGAATAACCGCTTCGGTAAGTATCTTCCAAGTAACATCCTTCCGAATGGCGTAAATTAACTGAGACCAGTCACCGGAGATCAACATACTGCGGGATGGGTCAACTGCGCCATTACGTGGGAAGATCATTGGTTCCCCGTCAAGTTCGTAACGGGTACTTCCCTGCATACCTTCCTTGAATAGAGATTTAAAGAGTGGAAGTTTCTCACTGGGGGAACGTAACCCACGAAGTTTGCCACGAAGGGCCATAGATGCCACGTGCCCATTCACCATAAACCCATCTTCTTCAACTTTAGCAATCAAACCGTTTTCACCCATGATCTCATCGTAAAGATCCCCACCAGAACCACCAATCTGAACAAAGTTATCGGTAGATATAGCAGCGTGGTAGATGCTATCCGGCCAAATTGCAGGGGCATCTATTCCGTAAAATACAGCTTGGTCAAAAGCTAGTCCGAACGCCTCTAACAACTTGGGTTTAACCTGCGCCCAAATATCGTAATCACTGTCATCCAACACATCTTCCGGAATGGCGACGATTACGGCTAGTTCCTCAGCATCCAGGTATTTGTTTTCCCACAACGCTTTAGTGGTACGTTTGAAGTTGAGGTCATCATCCCCATAGTAAGGAGCAGGGGCCGGGCCGGGGTTTACAAAGTAAGCCATAGGCAGGACGGAGAGTACAGGAATCCTCCTTTGCCTTCTGCTCATATCCGGTGCCCTAGTCGAGAGGGTCATTACTGTAGATGCTTCGGGGACATTTTCTACAATCTCACGTTGGAATTCTTCCGGCATTAGCGCCTCTGCGCCGGAACGTGGAATAAAAGTCATTTTAAATCAACTCCCTTTAAAATTATGTTCTTCCTGCGGCTTTACGAATTAAATCGTTCATGCTGAAACCGCCTTTGGAGCCCTTATCATCGGACTGGTTATCCCCTGATTTTTTCGGGGGTTCCTTGCCAACCTTTAATTTTGGATTAGATTCCATTGCACCTTCGATGATACCTTTTAAATCCTTGCTAAAGTTGTCATCATCTACGTCAAGATCATCAAGATCCCCACGGTATTTTAAATAAGCATAAGTCAACTCCGGGTCGGCTTCTGCTGTTATTGCAGCCTGCATAAACCGATTATGCAAACGCTCCTCTTTCAGTTGGGCTTTTAGACCGCCTAATTCTTTTTCAAGCTGTTCCGCATCCGGTTCCTGATCCTCTAGACCAAGAGCCTTCTGGATTGCTTTCAATTGGGCATCCAGCTTATCCACTTTCTTTGCTTCTTCTCTTTTTTCCCTGCGGTATTTAGCAGCTTCCGCCCGCAAGTTTTTGACATAGCTTTCATCAAAACTTTTTTTATTATCCGGAGGCTTGTTATCAGGATCGTCTTTATCTACAGAAGGTTTAGTAACAGATTTATCTCCCCCGTCATCCTTATCCTGCTTGTCCGGATTTCCAGAACCGTCCACATCTTCCCCAACATCCGGATCATCTGGATCTGGATTGTCATCCCCGGATCCTCCGCCTCCAGCGAAAAGTACCGGGAATTTAAAACAGTTATAATAATGAATACCAAAATCTTGTAATAGTGCGCCCACCTAGGACACCTCCATCTTTAATTTTTGCCTTACCTGAAGGCAATAAAAAAACGGGAAACAAAAAAGAGGGGTTATTTCCTCTATCTCATTTCCCGTTCTCGGTTTGGATAGGTTTACCTATATTATATAATAATTCCCCGAAAAAGGCAATATTCTATAAAAAACACATAAGGAAACTAATTAATCTAGCTTTACATCTAGCTTTACATCCTTATACGCCATCTTCACGAATACAGGCTGTCCACGTTTTACCACCACAGTAGCCCTGCCCCATTTAAGAGTATCCCTAAAAAAATCCAGTAGATTTCTTTCTTCAACAGTAATCTTAAACTGATCGTTTTGGTCACTCATCTTTCTGTTTCCCCCTTTAGATTTAGTTTATATCCACAACTTTCCCATCCGCTGTTACCTTCTTGACTGTATGTTTCATTTGCCCACAACCGTGACACTTGTATTTATTGGTACTAACTTCTATCTCCAAGTTTGAATAGAATAAAAAATATTTCCTGTAGCAATCCGGGCATATCTCAAACACAGGCAATTGTCATTTCCCCCCTTCTTTTATACTCAACAACACATCAGCGGCCTTCTTGCCGGAGACACCACGTAATTCGGAAGGAAATATTCTTTCTATAAATTCTGATTCTGCTGTCTGCATCCCTTTCACTAACGCCGTTTCAATCATATCAATAAGCTCATTCATACTATTGGCATGGTAACCTATCCCCTTATTATATATCTCATATTCTAGATTGCCGGGGGAGAATTTACCCAGCACATCTTTCTTGCAGATCCAGTCAGGGAAGATGACTGGTTTACCCAATGCCCATGCTTCATAGATGGTGGAGCCGGCATCTGCTATGACCACATCCGAATCTAATAACTCCTGCATGGTAATATCTTTTTCCCTTCTAGCAGATGGATGATAAGCAATTCCTGTTTCATAGCAGTTTGGGATCTCTTTTATTAATTTGTTACATTCAGGATAACTTGTCCTATTTTTAAAAGACTTATTGTATGCGTGTGTCGGTGCCCAAACTACGTAAGGCTTTTCCCTTTTCTGCCGGGTGTATTCCCCCTGGAATATGGGGTCTAATTTTGTGTATCCTGTCACATGCACTTGTCCTTTGTATCCCCCTTTTTCAATCCGTTCTTTCCATGCGGGGCCGGGGACTAGTGCATGAGAAAAAAAGGAAATATGCGGCGCAATCCAGTAGTCTTTATCCCCAATACCGTGACTGATAAACACATCATTGGGGCCAACCAAACACTTTCCATGCTGGATAATACGTTTTTCAGAAAAAAATCTAACATTCATACCAATAACAGGATGATTGTGATACCCAGCAACACCTTCCGGAAGATGCTTTATGATCGGATCAGACAAAGAACGGATAACCTTTCCATAAGTAGTATTAGGGGAAGGTGCGTCATATACAAAATTGATTTCGTGGCCGGAATGGAGGTCGTTTATCAATTTTTGATTGTTGGATTTATTTATCCTTAACCCCCTGGCAGCACGAATATTCCTGAATCGTCCGGAATTGGTTTCTATCTCTATTTTCTTTTCAACGCCTGGGGGGAAGATGAAGCCGGACACTTCAATCGGAAAATGTTGGCTATTCATAACAGTAACTATTGTCCTGATTTTAATCAAAACCTCCTAGCTTGTATAATTTGGTTATCCAACATTGTCCCATCTTCTACAATATCCACTACAAACTGGGCTAGTTCTTTTGGTTGCATTATATTTTCAGGATTCTCATCTGGTGCAATTTGCTTTCTTAAACTGGTTGCTACAGCACCCGGGGCTATGCAATAAACCTTGATCCCGTATGGACGAAGTTCCTCCGCAATGGATAAACTAAAATTAATTACTGCAGCTTTGCTAGCAGCATAAGCGGATCTACCTGGGCGGGGGCCTAACCCTGCGGTGGATGCAATATTAATTATTTTACCACCTTTGTTTTTAGCTATCCTGGCATATTCTTTGCAGCAGTAAAAGACACCGTTTAGGTTTGTGTTGATTTGCCTTTGCCATGCTTCGGGGGATAGTTCTAGGATGCTGCCCATCTCTACTATTCCAGCATTGTTGATCAATGCTTCCGGGGGGTAGTCCTCTAGTTCACTAAACGCATCCTTTATACAATCATAATCGGAAACATCTATCTCGTTCCATTTACTAAAACCATAGTAAAAATGCCCCCGTCTGCAAAGTTCCCGGGCTATTTCCCTCCCGATACCCCTTTCACTTCCAGTCACTACCACATTCATCATCTTTTACATCCCCACTCTTTTTGATAATACCATACGGAAACAATGCAACCCTAACCCAGTGATCGCATTGTTAGGAATTGATTTGTTTACATCCCCAACAAAGTTAAACCCAGCATCTTTAACGAATCGCTCCATCTTTTCAAAATTTGTAGTGGGATAGTCCAAAGTTAGGATCAACTTACCATCATCTTTTATTACCCTGCTAAATTCATACAGGGCTTTTATTTTATCAACATCCGACAAATGCTCCAATACGGAAATGCAGAATATTTTATCAAACTTTTTATCCGGGAATGGCATCTCAATTATATCACAACATTGCAGGGATAGTTTGAATCCGGTTATATCTACATTGAATACACCTAACTTCTTCTGCATCCTTCTTCTTATCTTCATCAATGAAGTTACCCTTTTATCTACATCAACGGCGTGGGCTTCCCTGCATCTATGTGCTAAATAAAATTTGAATGGATGTTCTATTCCACAGGCAGCATCCAAAACCACATCATTTTTATCACAAAACTGCATGGCCCATGCGTATTCATAAAACCTGCTCCACCAAGTTGCAGGAATGGGGAAGATGACTTTGTTTACTTTTTCATCTTTCGTTGTGAAAAATCTGGAAGTCAGCATAAATTTAACATCCCCTTATTCCTTATTATCATATTGATCGTTGTAAATTGCTTCTGCAATAACCAGATCCAGTGGGGTAGTGATTTTGATATTCTGTTCTAGACCATCCACTAATACCGTGGATATTCCCTTGGTCATCTTTAATACTAATACGGAATCGTCAGAATAATCGTTTGTGGGTACTTCTACATGAGCACGGCGTAACATCTTCGTTTCAAACTTTTGGGGTGTTTGTACTTCCCCCACAAAATCACGGGGTATGTAGTTTATAATTCCATCCACATAGGATAAAACGGAAGATACCGAAACGGATACAGGAACAACAAAATCAGCATCTGTATTTATCACATCTTTGACAAAATCTACCGTGATAAAGGGGCGGACAGCCTCCGCTATTAATACATAGGAAGTGGTAACCCATTTTAAACCGTTAAATACCGATTCCTGGCGGGTTAAACCACCTGGGGTAGGTCTTACCCTACCTATGAAATTAGAATCGAAATACGGGCTTATTAGGGCCTTTACTTCCCCTTTGGACATACCATTCGGGTAC